CAGCTCTTTCCATGAACACCACACAGTCATCGCCATTATTGGCGAGTCTGGCTTCAATACCCAATTCTTCCAACAGAGATTTCACCATAGCACACATCAGTATGCAATTGCCAAGTGAAGTGTTCATGTCTCCAGAACACCTCCCACCAGCTATTGAGTACTTCACCCTGTGCCCTTGCACCATGCACGATCCATGAGTCATCAATTGACACGCCAAAAGGCGCTCAAGATCACGGCATTCTGCCGGACTCCAATGTTTCCTAGCATAAGCAATATACACAAGATGCTCAGCGCGCAAAGCGTCGGCTGAAATGTGTTGGTCGAAGCGTGAAGCATCCAGACCAATCGCCACAGTGTCTGAGAAAGAATCGAACAATCCACGCAAATTGGTAGCAAGGTCTTTGGCGTTGAGTCCCTTACACACAGTTTGATAGCGCTTGGCCCCCCGGTGAGGCTGATAAAGCCGATCTATACTGCGGAAAATGAGGTGCTCGAGACGCTTCAGGTACCTACCAAGTGAAGCTCCATACCGGGGATCTCTGGGGGAAATCCACCGGGGTGCAGGGTCGGGCTTCGCATCAAAATTTGTGAAGTCCGCCTTAACGAATCCTTTAATCTTTGAGTCACCATTATCCCACCCCTTCTGCTCAAGGGAGGTGACAGCTGCTTCCCACCGTTTACGTCGCATGCCGTGGTAACTTTCTGCGAATTCACGCAGCGTCATTGGGTAGCAACGCTCAGTGCGGTCAGCAATCTCGGACATTATGTCCGCCAAAGGGTCAAAGGCTCCGTCCTCTGGCTGAGGAGTCGGCGCCAACGCACCAGCTCGTTCCACTTGGAACACTCGCTCATTCAGAGCCCTGAGGACATTCGGCAGCGACTGATTATGAATGGTAGCACGTATGCCTGCATTCACTCCACCAATACGCATACACCATCGTTGCCCTGAGCCACGCGTACGAGCTCCCAAAGTCGGTGCGACTCGGATGGCAGGATGCATTGGCCTCACGACCGCAGTGTCCACGCCTCGCACCCACCTTAGGCAGCCCTAATGCACTGCGGGCGCCCCCACAGATACATATCGCCAAGATGGCCAGAACAAGAGGCGGAAGCCCCACCCCCGCTCGCGTCGCCATGCACCATATGATGCTGTCGTCCGCTGTACACGATCTTGTGCCTCTGCACTGCCAGCAATTTGTGCTGCCAGTAAGTCACTAGCC